TTTTTTAACGTGTAACTAATATATCCTTCATTTGAATTTTAATTGTTTTTAGGCATTGGTTACAACCATATCCCTTTCACCCTATGACTAGCGTGATTGAACATAGACGCAGAATTGAAGCATTGTTCGAGTATACACTTTGTGTATTCCTTCTTACTTTTATTTAACTAAATCTATTTGTTCCTGGTGTTTTTCATTAAACCTTAAAGGTCTTACCAGACCGATATGCTCCGAAAGGAGCCCTATTACTTTTTCACAGATTTGTAGTAAACAAATTGTACAAGACCTCATTTACCTCATATTTATGATATAAAATTGATTTGCCTTATGGCCCGGTTAGCTGTGTGACCTATTTAAGACACAGCCTATAATGCCCTGGGGGGCGCTTTCCAGCGCACCCCGATTAGACTCCCTATTATTTCAGTATCATTAGTCTTATACATATATTTAAACGAACTTTATATGGCCGATGTGGACTAGTATCCACCCATACCATATACTGGAAAAACGAATCTATATGTTTGATTATTTGTGTTAATCTGAAATTGCGAAATCCTTCACAGGAGTAGTAGCGATAGGGAGCGAACCTTGAACTTTTCCAAATGACAATATCTTGTCTTTTGGTGAAGTTTATAGGTTCGTCGATCTAGTGGGCAAGAAGATTCTTTAAAACAAACACTTTTTAAAATGTCCTTCTTGCTAATTATCGATGAACTTGTGAATTTCACCGTTTATTACATTTTTGCCGCAATGTCCTTCTTTTTTCCCCCTGTCCCCCAGGGAGGAAAAGAACAATCTTTGCGCAATCAGCTTGCAGTTTTGACGCGCAAGCAAAACAAAACCCCTAAAGATTTTGCGGACATTGTCCGCATCAGACTGGCCCTAAGAAGCTTTTCTGGCAACAAATTTAACAGGGATAAGAGGATTCCTAAGTTCACGCCTCACTCCGCGACTGAGAATCCCCGATTTAATCCGACTTATTTACGTTATCAAAAACATTTTATTGATTTCGTATTTACTTATTTTCATTTGACTACTAGAAGAGAATATCTTACTGACAAGTTTAACACCTTGCGCAGAAAGATTTACTTTTCGAAGCTCTCAAATTCCCTTACTTCCCCTTTTATTGGGAGAGAACAATTTCTTCCAAGACTGAATGTTCAAAACTTTGTTAGTTTGGACATCTCAAATTTTGAAAGAGTTACTCTCTTAATCATCTCCATTTCAGATTCCAAGAGTTATTTGGGAGTTTCTAGTGCTATATTGCAGTTCATTAAAACTGAATATTCCAAGTCGCTTTCCAGCATTTCTTGGGATGCTATAGTTTCCTATTTATCCCCTGTTGAGCCTCAATCTGGAGAAGATTTTGTTGAAACTATAAAGATTTTCAAGGAAAATTTTTCTAAGTTTTCTACAACTAAACTTTATCAGTACATTAAGAGATCTTTGTCCCTTATTGTTGGGTTGGGTTATTGTCAATTTCTATCCGTTCCATTTTCTATAAAAGGAATGGAGGTTTTTGATATGCAAATTCAGTCTTCCAAATTTAATGCTTTTTCAGCCATGGACCTTACGGTTAACTTAGTTGAAGAAATGGGGAGAGTCTTCTCCGCTTGCTTTGTCAGCGGATCTCTTACTCCTTTCTTGTATTCTTCTAATGAAATTGAATCTATGGAATCTCTTTATTTAGAAATGATTGAAGTTGTTCCTTATATGATTAATGGAGATTTGGAAGCTGTCGACACTACTCCAGAAATTTTCTGGACTAAATTGGATAAGCTTAATAATATTCTCCTTTCTATGCACGCAGGAGCGAACCACCCCATTGAGAAAAACCTTATTTTTCAGAAACTCGTTACTGTGCGTAAATGGGTTGCAGAATATAATATTGTACAAAATTCTGGAGCATTGCGAGAAGCCCCTTTTAGCTTTTGTTTTCACGGGTTGTCTGGAGTAGGTAAAACTACTGCAGCCAACTTGTTTAATATTTCCATCCTTAAGGCGAACGGTTTTGACTGCGATCCTAAAAAGATTGTTACACATAACGAAAATGATAAATATTTTTCCAATTACCGTGCTGATGTTGTTACTATTGTTTTAGATGATATTTGCAACACCCGTACTGATATGTTGGAAGAATCTCCTTTGGTTAATCTTCTTAAGTTTAAGAATAATAATCCAGAATATGCTGTCATGGCTGATCTTGCCTCAAAAGGCAAGATTCCCGTGAGACCAAAGACTTTGTTGTTGACTACTAACGTTCCCAACCTTAATGCAGGCGACTTTTCTAATGAACCATTGTCCATGATGAGAAGAATAGATATGCATATTGGTGTATCTGTGAAGCCTCAGTTTAGGACACCTGGTTATCATTATTTGGATCAATCTTTGGTTATTGATTATATTTCTAATCTTCCCGAAGATGAGCAAGTTTGTTCTGACATTTGGGATTTCACTGTTTTGAAGGCGATTCCCCATAGTTCGAGAACCGACGATAAAATGGTAAGCTATCTTAATTTGGTAGATGGAACGATTGTTAAAGACGTTAAATGTTTGCCCGATGATATAGCTAAAATTGGCATTAAAGATCTTATTCGCCTCGGTGTAAAAATGTCTCAAACGCATTTCAAGAATCAGCGATCTGTTGTGAGAAATGCTAATAAATTGCATGAAACCATTCATATTTGTGATGTTTGCTCCAATCCCAAATTCTGTTGCGAGTGTGAGAACACAACGCAATATGGTATTGAAAGAGAAAATATTTTTGATCGTGTAGC